GCCGGAAGTCCGGCGTCCTCAGGGTCCATCCCTGTACATTTTGTGCCCTATGATCGCTCACAGGAGACTTTAATGGGTGTTAGGCATCGTGTGCGTACCCGACGTGCAACAACCGCCGGCACGGTTAATTTGGAAATTAACCATGTCGATTACGGTCCGTACATAGTTGGGTATGCAGGCGATATCGACCACGAAACCTGTGATGATACCACAATGCCATCTCCCTATACCGTTGACCACTATTTGAGTATAGTGCGACATACGGCAATGCCTCTTCGGTTTAACGGTAGACTACCCACCGGGATTCTGAATGGGTGGGACTGGGTTTATCATAACTATGACCCCCCGAATAGGGCGGGTTACGGTTACTGCCCAGGTCTCCCCACCTTCGATTCTGCTTATTGGCAGACGAAGGCATTGGCCAATCTCAACCCTTACTCCCCCAAGGTGAACCTGCCGCTCTTCATTTACGAGCTTAAGGATATCCCTGGGATGTTAAAGGGTGCAGGTGACTGGTTGAAGCGCATCTATAAAGATCCCAACATACGCCGTAACTGGCGCAACTACGTTGGGGTTGATGCAACTTCGCTTTGGCTGTCCCTGTCGCTTGGCTGGGAACCTCTAGTTTCTGATCTTCGTTCTATGTTTGGGCTAGCCAAGTCCATAGAGAACAGGAAACGCTACTTAGCGTCTCTAGAGGCAGGCTCGCACGTGCACCGGAAATTACACTCCGGTATCACGTCAGAGTACACAGATGCAGCACTTTACGGCGGAGATGGTTATTCCGCCCGTGTGAAGCATTTTATTACCGAAGACATTTGGTTCTCAGCAAATGCTAAGCTGAAGGATCCGATTCTCGGTAACGCAGAACTTCAGGAGCTGTCTGAGAAGACAGTGACTGGGCTTTTATCTGAGCCTTGGGTCGTGTGGGATTACCTCCCATGGTCCTGGCTGGCGGATTACTTCCTCAACGTCGGAGACTTTATCGAGGCAACTGCTGGGCTTCAACACCTAGAAGTTACTCGACTGAATCTCATGGCGAAGAGGGTCCACCGCTCTATTCTGGAGCCAGTATTAGTGGCGCCCACTATTTCGGCGTCATACTCCGAGCTGCGAAGCACGGAGAAGCTGCGTGTACCCTTTGGTCACCCCGCACCGGCATTTGCCTTTACCCCGTTTCTCACGGGCAAGCAGATGTCGATTATCGGTGCATTAGCGATCACCCGCAGTCGCGGGAAACTCCCCTCTGGTATCGCTTCGTAACGATACCGTTGGCCACCGTCGCGAGACGGCAAATCCTGAAAAAGGAGTCTACCAATGCTTGGCGATACAATCAGCGTCACGTTTGACGCTGTTGCAAAGACACTTAACCGTGTCAACCAGGACGGATTCGGCGCCCAATACTATCTGGACGACCGAGCCACTTCGAATCGTACCTTTGACGTAATAGTCAAGCATACGATCCCGAAGCGCGGTCTGCCCGGCGAGTCACATCTCTTCCGACTTGAAGTCGCGAAGTATGACTCGGCGGCGCCTTACGCACTCTTGCGTACGGCCATCGCGTGGATGGCAATCAGAACAGATAATACCACCCAGGACCAGGAAGAGTCGGAGGATACGACCGAGGCGGTCGTGGATTTCCTCTCTGACGCCACGATCACGAAGATTGTGGGACGTCAGTCCTAGGTCCTTCCTGCTGCATCCCACCTTAGTTGAGTGGGCGGGAACTCCGTGAGGAGCACCCGGCAGACGTCGCCTAGTCATTGCCAACCTTTAGGGGTTCGCATGAAAAGGACTAGTGCAGAGGTAGATCTTGCGCTTTATGCTGCCATGTTTAGAGATGTGGTAGCGTGGAGACCTGATCTACGCAAAATGGCTGATCGCGATTTATTGCGATTAAGCCTACTCGGCAATGCCGCGTTGGAATCCTTCCTAATGATTGACCTGGTTGAAACCGGGAAGATTGTTGATAAGGCTCTTTCACGTGGCAAGATCAATGTATTTCGACTGCCTGGGAGCCTCGGTGAGGTAACTAGTTGGTCGGCCCGAGAATTCCTTTCGGGTTTGTTTGAGTTGGTCTTCGAGCCGAGTGATGGTACGTTACGACTGGATGTCGACGCTTCTTCAGTGTACTTTCTGCGCCAAGTCTTGTATTTGGCCAAGAAAGTAAGAAAGGACTGCAGCAATGCAGCCATTGCAAAAGAAGTCAACGACTTTGTCGCGATTGATCGGAATCTCCGTCAGCCTACTTATTCTTGGGCTGATGGGGACGACCTTGGAAGATCAAAGTATCCAAGGCTCTCCTTCATCGACGGCCACTCCAGAGAAGACACGATGGTCACAGACCGTGACCTTTGTTCGAGAGCACTGTTACGTACTCTCGATAGGGTATGCGGGCGGCTGTTTTCTAAGCTGCCCGTACTCGATGTCGGAAAGTTACGACCATCTCATGGACCCGGAGCTGTGGCAGACGCCAAGTCGGGAGCAGATAAGTACCTGTTTCCCACCTGGCCCGACAAATTAGAAGTGCTTTTTCCGCACAACTACTTTGCCAGGTCACGTGAAGATTTGGACCTCACTGACCCGATCGAGTACAGCACCTTAGAAGTTCCGGCACGGCTTATCGCCGTTCCAAAGACTTTGAAGGGTCCTCGAATGATCGCTTCAGAACCTACAGCGCATCAGTGGATTCAACACTCACTGATGGCCTGGCTTAGGCAAGTCTTGCCGAAAGCCTTAAGACTCTGTGTAGACTTTCAGAATCAGGGTCCCTCACGGGATCACTGTCTGAGAGCTTCTTCAACAGGGGAAGATGCCACCGTCGACTTATCATCGGCGAGTGACCGTCTCTCCTGCTGGGTGGTTGAGAGAGCGTTCCAGTATAACGGAACGATTCTTGATGCCTTGTGGGCCTGCCGTACGAGAACGTGCACAGTTAGTGTGCGGGATTCTGACGGCGTGCTCGCTGGCGAGGAAGACTTCCTTCTTCTTAGGAAGTTCGCCCCCATGGGGTCTGGCGTTACCTTTCCAGTGCAATCGCTAGTGTATGCCGCAATGGCAATAGCTTGCGTGTTGTACGACGAAGGGTCGCGTGTCTCGGACAGGAATATTATGTCCGTTGCACGTAGGGTCCGCGTATTTGGTGACGACATAATTCTTCCGTCGTCATCAGTCAGTAGTCTTGACTTGCTCTTGACTCATTGTCAACTCAAGTTAAATGCGTCGAAGACGCACTGGCAGGGCCATTTCCGCGAAAGTTGCGGAATGGACGCTTTTATGGGTGTCGAGGTGACACCCCTCTATTTGCGTGATTTCCAGCCTGGACAAACGGGCGAAGACCTTGTGTCGTGGGTTGTTGTTAGCAACAACGCTCACAAAGCCTGGCTCATAAACCTGGCCGATTACATGGTCGAGCGGATACCGGAGGCGCAGAGGAAATTAATCCCCCTCTCGCCGATGATGGACCCGCTGCCTTCTCTCACGCTAACCACTTACTCTCCCAACCCGCCCGTAATAGGCAGGACCCGATGGAATAGAGAACTCCAACGGATGGAAGTAAAGGCGCTCGTACTGAGTGCCTCGAGGACATGGCTAGCGCGAGATGATTACCAGTCACTCCTCCAGTACTTTACGGAGGATCCATCGCCGATGATAAATTGGCGCTCTGGTGTGATTGGTCGTCAACGCTTGCGACTTCGCAAGCAATGGGTTGATCTCCATGGCAG